TTGGGCAAATGGTAAAGAAGATTGACCAGATGATTGAGCATTCTGGTTTAAGAAATTTTATCAGGCCCAACACAATTAAACGAAAAAACAAACGGACGGGTGACACTTCAAAAATGAAGGAGTTTCCAGGGGGGTCACTCATGGCTCAATCAATAAAAGCGGTTGATAAGATTCGTCAGAATTCATTCAGGTATGGTTTCTTCGATGATTTTGAAGCGGCTGTAAGAGCTGAGAAACAGGCGGGAGATATTATTGATTTAGTACTGATGAGGTTCAACTCTTTTAAGGACCTAATGAAAGTTTGTTTTATAAGCACTCCTGAAATAAAGCAGAATTCACTTATCGAACCAGCTTTTTTAATGGGTGACCAGCGTTATTTCTTCATGCCATGCCCAAAATGTGGGGTATATATTCGATATATTTGGTATGAAAGAGATGAGACAACAAAAGAAAAAGTAGGAGTATACTTTGAAAAGGATAATAAAGGGCACTTAATTGAAAATTCAGTAGGATATATTTGCCAGGAATGCCACGGCTTTTTTAAAGAATCACACAAATATGAGATGTTGAACAATGGTTTATGGAAACCAACAGCCGAACCTTCACGTCCTGATTGGTATTCTTATCATGTTTCAGCTCTTTATACTCCCCCTGGCTTTTTTGATTGGGCACACCACGCACAACAATGGATTAAAATATTCCCAACGGCCGGGGTAGTAAAGAAAAAATCTTTGCAGGTATTTTTAAATTTAGTTTTGGGACAGACATACGAGGAACAAGGTAAGGCGCCTAAAATTAACCAGCTTGCACAAAATACGCGGCCTTATAAAATTGGAACAGTGCCAACAGCACTATCGGAAAAAGACGGCAACGGAAAAATAATAATGCTTACTTGTGCATGCGACTTAAACGGCAAAATAGATGATGCTAGGATTGATTACGAGGTCATTGCGCATTCTGAAACAGGGTGTACCTACTCAATAGATGCCGGGAGTATAGGAACATTTCAGCGCGGATTATCGGAAGAAAATAGAAGCCGGTGGACTTATCGCAATAACGAAAAAGTTGATAATGTTTGGGATTATTTCAATAAAAATATTTTACAAAAACAGTACCCAGCGGACAATAAAAAAGGGTATCAGATATTCATTGCAGGGATTGACACGGGAAATTTTACATCTTATGCAAACGCTTTTATAGATTCGATGCAATTTCAGCCGGTTCCGTTAATGACAATTGGAATCAAAGGTGATAAGGATAGGGTTAGAAAGATTGGAGCAGATACGGAAACATACCATAAATCAAAAGAGCGGGAAAATTTATTTTTGTTTGAAGTAAACCAGTTAAAGGATATTGTTTCCGAGCGTGTTGAATTTGCATGGTCGGATGATAGCGGACTTTCTCAACCAGCAGGTTTCATGAACTTCCCGGAACCCGAAGGGGGTAAGTATACTTATAAAGGCTACTTCATGCAATACGAATCCGAACAAAAAGTACCGAAATTGAACGCTGATGGCACGGAAGTTGGGTTTACTTGGCAAAAAAAGCATAGCACAGTTCAAAATCACTTTTTTGATACTGCGGTTTATTCTCCTGCCATCCGGGATATTTTCGTCGAATACTTCTTAAAAGCAGGTAAATTCAAGGAAATAAGTTGGGGTAAGTTTTGTGAAGTGATGAAAAAGACATAAAAAAACCGGGATAACCCGGCTTAATCTAACTTAAAATATTTTCTAACCGCACGCTCAATAATATACCGGACACTCCTGTCCTCCGAATGGCATGCTTTATGAATCGCATCGTATGTACTTTCGTGTTTAAAAAGTAAAGCCATTCTGCTTTTTGGTCTCTTTGATTCAATTGTACTCATTTGTATTTATTTTTATGTAAAGTTAGTCATTATGTTATTAACATCAAATAGTTGTCAATTTACTTGTACTTTTATTGCATAATTATAAATAGATGGCTACGACCGAATACCAGTACATAATTGATTCAACCGGGCTAAAACAACGATACGACAGGATAACAGCCATTATAACAGCCTTAGAGAATCAGCAATTATTGATGATTGGTAATTCAGATGTAGTATCGTATTCGCTCGATGATGGTCAGACAAGGATTTCAACTACATATAGGTCATCAGATCAAATATCAGTTGCAATAACTCAATATGAAAAAATAAGGAATAGAATATTAGCCGAATTAACCGGCACAAGAATAGTTCGTTTAGCAGACGCAGGAAGCATTCAGAGCAATGGACATATTTAACAAAAAGAAAGTCAAGGCGATGGAATCGCAAATGTCAGAATTAAAACAAATACTGACAGCCGCATATCTTAGCCCAAATTATTTCCAAAGCCCTATTTACAGAAGCCCTTATGACGGTGAAAAGACACCCGGCGAAATGGGTGCAGCAAAAGACTACACACTTCTTTACGATTATTTACGTGTTCGTTCCTGGCAGGCATATCTTGATTCAGAGATTGCTCAAATAGTTATCAACAAATTTGTTTCGTGGGTCATTGGGTATGGTCTTAAAATTCAGCCGGAGCCGGTAAAAGAAGTACTTCAACAGGAAGGGATAACAATATCAGATTCATTTTTAAAACAAGTAGAAACCAGATTCAATTTGTGGACTAGCTCACTACATGGGGACTCCGCAAAAATGAACTCCATCGATAGCCTGGTGTTTGATATCTACAAGAATGCAATAGTTGGGGGTGATTGTCTCATAGTTCAAAGAGTTATAAACGGGTTAGTTAATGTTCAGGTTATTGATGGATCTCATATATGCTCACCTTATTTCGATGATAATTATTTTGCGCAGGCAAAAGCACGCGGAAATCGTATTGAATATGGAGTCGAAATATCTCAATCAAACGAGCATGTTGCTTATTATGTAGTTGGCGCAGAAAATAAAGTTTATAGAGTTGAACGCTACGGAGAAAATTCTAAAAGATTAATGGCATTCATGGTTTATGGTTCTAAGTATAGAATTGATAATGTTCGGGGAATGCCCATACTTGCAGCTGTTTTGGAGACATTAAAAAAGTTGGATAGATATAAAGAAGCGACTGTTGGAAGCGCGGAAGAACGCCAGAAAATAGCTTACTCTGTTGAGCATAGCGCAGACTCAACAGGCGAAAACATACTGCTATCTAAGATTCAGCAGTCATCATTGCTTGGAATGGGGGAAGCTCCTGAAAGTAAAAGCGTGTCGGAATACGAGGCCGCGTCAACAAAAATTGCAACAACGACAAATAAAATGGCTTTCAATATGCCAATTGGTGCGACTCTAAAATTACTTGAATCGAAAAACGAACTATACTTCAAAGATTTCTATACAACCAATATTCAACTGATTTGTGCATCTATCGGAATCCCTTTTGAAGTTGCTCTGTCAATGTATAATTCCAATTACTCAGCTTCCAGGGCAGCAATAAAAGACTGGGAACATTCATTAAAAACTTCCCGCGCAAAATTCGCAAATCAATTCTATAAGAACTTTTACAATTTGTGGTTAGATGTCGAAATCCTGAACGGCAAAATACAGGCGGACGGCTACATCAAAGCATTGCTAAACAATAACATTATGGCTATTGAAGCATACAGGAATGCTCGCTGGTTGGGTGTTAATGTTCCTCACATCGACCCACTCAAAGAGGTTATGGCTGAACGAATGAAACTTGGAGATGAGTTTACACCACTAACCACATACGACAGGGCAACCGAAACACTTGGAAGTGGTGATTTTTCACAAAATATGGAAAAAGTAATACAAGAAAAAAAACTTATTCCAAAAGAACCACAACCAAAAGAGCAAACAACAGCACAGCAATTATTAAGACAAGAAATATTAAACTCATGGCAAGAACGCTAACAAGTATACCGGATACGGATGCCCCGAACGCGGAATATCCATCAGGACGAATCAGAAATGAAGATTCTCCGATAGTTGGAACGCCTGTAATTGAAGAATTATTTGGCGATATTATTCAATTTTTTCACAAATTAATCCGGTTGGGAGGCATTACCCTTAACGGATTACCCGAAAGCGAAACAAACACATTCCAACTCATTGCGGCTTTACAGGCTTATATTAAAAGCGTTTCAGGTTCGGTATCAGCACCGGGTGTTTGGCAGTCTGCATCAGATGCAGAAACACAAGCCGGACTGCTGACCACAAAAGTGGTAACTCCTGCTTCTCTTCAAAGTAAAGTTGCGACTACAAGTGCGAAAGGAATAATTGAATTAGCTACAGGAGCTGAGGCTCAGGCTGGGACTTCATCAGTTTTAGCTATAACACCCCTTACACTTCAAAATGTTACAGCAACCGAATCACGTAGAGGTATTGCGACAATAGCTTCTAACGCAGAGGTTTTAGCAGGAACGGATATAAGCATAGTAACACCAGCCGGCCTTGCTGCTAAAGATGCTGGATTAATCACAAAAATTGTGAATATTTGGTCAAGTGTTTTACCGGTGACTGATTCGAATAAATCCATATTTAAGCGGCTTTCCATTTGCTTCCTTAAATCCTTATTCATCCTGTCAAGAAATTCCTGGTCCTCTGGTTTGTCGACATAACCATCGGCGCGGTGAATCATGAACTGTGATACTTCTAGCGCTTCAACTTCATCGGCGAATAGTGCGAAAAAAACAGCCATACTGTCATCTGAAC